AGCGGTCCCATTGTTATAAACAATACCATTAAAAGATGTATCGTTAATAAGATCAATGTCAACATACTTACTGGCATCAGCACCAGTGCCAGAAAGATGTTCATCACGCATAAAATTCATTTGTATGCGTGTTAAAAACGAAGAAGGCACAGGGGCCTCCTTGTCTGAACGAGTATCGTTAAGCCTCTTTAGCATATTAGCAATAATGCCTTCAGCAACTAAAGAGAAAAAATAGTATTCAGACTGAATACTATTAGCGCCAATCCATTGGCGACTAGGGGTAGACACCTGCCCAAACTGGCGACGCCGGATTCTGGATCCGGGCTTAGCCATCTTGACAGGTTTAGACGCAATCAGCTCACCAGAGTAAGCGCCGATCTTAGTGCGGCGAGTCTTGTGCTTCGCCGTGCGGGGTTTATACGAGGTACGGGCCCTCTTCGTCTTATACGACGCCGAGGACTCTTGGCGGCTGCGCTTTTTCGGCATCCTGCGAGCCATCTTGTAAGCAGAATAAGCGGCAGATACAGCGCCAAGCCGCGAATAACTGAATCGCGGAATTTGTGCGCGAGGCATGCGCAACAAATAATGGCGTCATTTCAAAAAATAACGCAATAAGTGGAGGTAATACTATACTCCACTTATTTTCACTTCCCTAAACGTTTTTAGGCGGGCCCAAAACGACCAAATAACCTACAGTTATTGAAGACTAATCCGCCATAGGGGCGTCTTAACTATTAACCGATTGGCCGGGGCTGGTTCGGCAATAGTCCAACGGCTATTTTTAATCATACTTAAGGGGCGAAAATTCCAAAAACTGGTCATTAATTTACCGCTCCCCCTACAAACAAAATGCCATCAGCTATACATTTTCAGATTACCGTTAACAATCACACCGAAGCGGTGCTCGAACGGTTTAAAAATTTAGTAGCCGTTCGAATTACTAACAAAACCAGGTGTACCTTTGTTGCCTGTCAAGAAGAAGTTGGCGCCAACGGTACTGACCATATTCAAGGTTATGTGCAATTAAGTCATAAATTTGACGCTAAAAAATTTACTGACTGGATCGAGGACAAGTTAGGCGTTAGGCCTCACGTTGAACCGTGCCGCGGTTCCTCTGAATCGAACGTCGATTACTGCAGCAAGTGGGATACCCGCAAAACGGGCACCGAGGCTTATACCAACGGCGTCTACGAGGCGTACGCAGCCGCGGCTCAAAGCCAGGGTCAGCGGACCGACTTGCTAGCGGTTCAAGCAGCCATCGACGACGGTGCGTCTCTAACTGACATCATCAAGGATCACTTCGTGACTTGGGCAAAGTACGACCGGTTCCTTCGCCAATACTATACTGACCATCAACAATCTAACTTCAAGCAGACCTTGATGACACAGACATCTGGGACGAGATTGAGAGACTGGCAGACCAAGCTGCTAAACTCGCTGGTCGGAGACCCGCTCCCCCGCAAAGTCCGCTGGTGGTGGGAAGACCGTGGGAACGTGGGGAAGAGTTTCATGGGGAATCACCTCCGCCTGCACCACGGCGCCATCGTGGTACAGATGATGAAGAAGGCGGACATGTGCCACCTGCTTACGAAGATACCGCCCACGACGTCGTCCGTCGTCTTCGACTTGACGAGATCACACGAGGCTGGAGCGGTATCGGTAGTGTATGAGATGCTAGAGATGCTAGGCAATGGATATATTTGCTCAGGCAAATATGACAGTCAGGCCGTAGACCTGCCTAAGTTAAATCTTATAGTTTTCTCTAACTTTGCGCCGGATTTAAGTGCTTTAAGTCAAGATAGATGGGATATTAACAAAATATTAACTATCTAAAGGGTCTTTTATATACAGGTTTCGTCTTAATACGTAACTTTAAAGGGCGCTTCTTCATCGCGATCTGATAGAGAGAAGCGTATCTCTGTGGGGTCATAGGCATGTAATTAAAACCCATGGTTTGTTTTAATCTTTTTCGCGCTGCTTGCTTGTTGACCCAAGCCCGGTTTTTATACACAGGCCTAGGTATGGAACGACCATAGAAATGGCGAGGACTTCTAGTATCGACATAGCCCTTAGGCGGTCTGCGGTTGTACGGCATCACTGCGCAGGTAATTATGTCTTGCGTCCAAGATAATTAAAGGTTAATGTGGGAAAATTGCCATCAAACCAATATTCACTCGCAGGGAGAAAAACCTCTGTAGAAAGGGGCCTACGTGTATTAATAGTAGGTGTCGTTGCTACATTAACATAACTACCGTCAGCTTGAAGAACAAATACATTCCATTCATTGGCAGACGAACCACCATTAAATACAACAGTTGCTTGCGCATAACTGTTTGCATTAGATGGCCTGGGAATAACAGGATCATTGGCACGTTGACCAAAATCCCGCGTAGATGCAGGTGGGTCAGGCGCCGGACCCCCTCACTCGATAAAGTTCGTAGTAGGCAGCGACCCTCCGCGGTACATGCTACAATGGACCTTGCCATCAGTAACATAATCAAAAGCCACAGTGACAGCTTCGTCACCAGTGGTCTTAATAGTAGGTAGAAGACACATTAAAAATGAGCTTCCCATAGGAGGATATTTACCATCAGCACCCGACTCGGATACCTGGGTAATATCCCTAACTAACTTACGAAGCGTACCATCATAAGTAAACTTGGTTTTAAAAACCTTAAAACCACCAGGAGGAAAACGGACAACACCTTTCTTTCCTGCATTAGAAAACACAGTAGTTGGTCTTAAAGGCATGGCCTCAAATTCGTTAATATCTGGTAGTTCACGAACGGCACCAGTACCAGTTGCATTTAATTGCTTGTAATCCCAATTGTTTTTGTTAAACGGCCTACCCGAAAAATCATCAAGAGTGGAAATATCATCACCTTGCCTAATTTTCCAACCCTTGTTCCAACGAGGAGCAAGGTTCCTAAACGTCATAATATGACCTTCCAAAGGATTAGCATCAATAGCGTTAACGTTCATGTCAACGCCACCTTCAGTACCGGCAGGGGTAACGTTCTGAAACTTGTGCCTGCTTGAAATATCAAGCTTAATATTCATACGACCAAGTTGAGTATCACGTAAAATCTCAGGGCCCAACGCAGTGGACCCTGGAACACCCCTAAAAGCAAAAATGCCTTCAGGGTAGTAACCCAACACCGCCAAATTAAAAATAATTTGGTTCAAACCAGTGTTATCAGCGGCAGCAGCGCCGTCAATAATTACCGGGTTACCAGTGGGAGCACTAGCGGTCCCATTGTTATAAACAATACCATTAAAAGATGTATCGTTAATAAGATCAATGTCAACATACTTACTGGCATCAGCACCAGTGCCAGAAAGATG